CCTTTAAAACTGGGAAGAGTACGTGTAAGAGCATTTGGTGTTCATACAGAAGATAGATCTAAAATACCAACCGAAGACCTTCCTTGGGCTACACCTATCATGCCTTATACAAGTGCATCAATTAGTGGCATAGGAGAAAGTCCTACAGGTCCTGTTGAAGGAACATGGGTATTTGGTTTCTTTGTAGATGGTAAACAAATGCAGCAACCTATGATCATGGGTACTTTAGCTGGTGCACCAGAGGCTTATAATGAACTAGGGTTTAATGATCCTAATAAAGTATATCCTAAAATAGAGATACCAGGTGAAACTGATGTTAATAGATTAGCTAGGGGGGATGATATTTATGCTAGTACAGTTGATACACCAAGTGTAAGAGCTGGGGAAAATATTGTAGCTCATAAGAAAAAGAATAGAGTATTAAAGATACCGAAAGCAGGTCCTCCTGGTGTAGAGAGTAATGAAGGTGATAAGAATGGTGAGGCATTAACTAATAAAGATGGTCCACCACCAGGGTATAATTCTGAGACTTATTATAGCAGAAGAACATGGAACGAACCTAATCCAAGATATGGTGGTGAATCAGAAGGTCATAAAGCATCATTAACTTATGAAGGGTTTCCATCCTTTGGTGAAGAATCAATCTACCCACTGAACCACGTTAAAGTAACTGAGTCGGGTCATGTGTTTGAAGTAGACCATTCACCTAATGCTGAAAGAATATCCCAGTACCATACTGCAGGAACATTCTATGAGATACAACCAAACGGAACAAGAGTAACAAAAGTTGTTGGTGATGACTATGAAATGGTCATGCATGATAAGAATATGGTTGTTAAAGGTAATGTAAGTATTACTGTACAAGGTTCTGATGTTAGACTGTTAGTACAATCAGATGGTGATTCAGGTCCTGGTGCTAAAGGTGGTAATATGTTTATAGAAACTGATGGTGATCTTAACCTTAATGTTAGAGGTGACATGACTACAAAAGTAGGTGGTACTGTGTATGAAGAATACTTATCACATCATGCTACTAATGTTGCAGAGGATCAAAGTTTGTTAGTTAACAATGATAAAATAAATATTATAAAAGGTAACTATAATGAAGATATCGGTGGTAAAGTAGTTGATAGTGTTGTTCAAGGCAATTATAGCCAAACTATTAAAGTAGATGAAAATGTAATAGTAAAGGGTACCAGTGGTAAAACAGTATACGAAGATGTGAAAGAAACATCTTTAAAAAGTATGACATTAGGAGCTAAAAGTGATCTAAGTTTAATGGCTTCAAGTAATGTTAATGTTCATACAGACAAACATTTTAGAGCAAATACAGCATTCACATTTGATGTAAATGCAAACAGTAATATTAATTTAAGTACACCACAAACTATTAACATTGAAGGTGATACAGAAGTTGATATTGATGGAGCAACAATTAACTTAAATTAGAGGTAACAATGTTAGCAGACGTAGGTAGACCAACAGAGCTTATAAATCAAATTAAACTCCAAAGAGAAGCAAACGCAACAATTGCAGCAATTGATGCTACAGCTACCACACCATCAGATTTATTTGCTACAGTTGAAGAAAAATCAGAAGCTGTATCAGTCCAAGTAAATTTATCTAATGATTGTAATGAGTTGTTTAGCAATGTGTTAGAGTCAATTGCTGACTTAATGATGCAAGCACTAACTAATCCAACAGCAGCAGGACTAGAGGCCTTGCAACGCTTAATGGATGAATTAGGAATTAAGTTTCCTGGATTTGATCTTCCAGATCTTGATATCAGTTTATCATCACTAGATTTTGATATATCATTAGGTGGCGGATTTGATATTAACTCAATGTTAAAAGGCCTTGCAAAACTATTGGCAATTCCTCCTATAGGTGGTTGTGGAGTATTGTTACCAGATATTGGTCCTGGAGCTGCTTTGATGGCTGGAGCCTTACCAACAGGTTTGCCAGAAGGTGAGTCTGGTGGTCTTGCTAATCCATTTAAATCTTTAGGTAACAAAAAAATTAAAAAAGGTTTTGATACGTTGGGCAATCCAATACAAATTGTAATTAATTCTGGTGCACCAGCTAAGATAGCTCAGTCAGCACCAAGAGCTCAAGCAACCCCTGCTTCATTAGGAACATTTGCACCACCTGGGTTTGCTTTGGGTGGGTTATTAAGTAATGAAGTTGTCCCTCCTGTATATGGAGCAACTAAAGAAGCATTGGGTAAAATAAAAGGGGAAGTTAAAGATCCAATTTTTGCAGAACTAATAAAACAAAAAACAAGTACAAATGTATCTACAGGATTAGGAACATCTGCTTCAGTTTAGGTATAAATAATATAAACAACGTAGGTAAACAATGTCAAAAATACAAACATTAACTGATTATAAGACCCAAGAGGTAGTATACTCAGATTTTTTTACAGATTTTTCAAGAAATTCTGTTACTGGTCAGCTTAATAGAAAGACAAATGCAGAAGCAGTTAAGCAATCTATAAGAAATTTATTGTTAACAGATCGTTATGAGAGACCGTTTCAACCTACGATAGGTTCTGGGTTAAAGGGGTTATTGTTTGAAAACTATTCACCTGGCGTAGAACTAAGAGCTAAGAAAATGGTTGAAGAAGTTTTTGATAACCACGAGCCAAGAGCAGAATTATTAAAAGTAAAAGTTGGGGGAAACCCAGATCGTGGTTCACTATCATTCGTAATACATTTTAGAATAGTAAACACAACAGAACCAGAAACACTAGAAATAATATTAGAGAGGGCAAGATAATGGCAACTTCCAATGCTGAATTTATAGTAGCTAATTTGGAGTTTGAATCAATCAAATCAAATTTAAAAACATACTTATCTTGACAGTCATACTTTAGTGATTATAATTTTGATGGTTCTAATATGAATGTACTTTTAGATGTGCTCTCATATAACACATATTATAATAACATATATCTTAATCACGTAGCATCTGAAATGTTTTTAGATAGTGCTCAAGTTAGAGACAGTGTATACTCACATGCAAAAAAATTAAATTATTTACCAACCTCATATAGAAGTTCAGTGGCTTATGCTAACGTACAAATTACACCTGGTGATAGCCCTCATAGTATTGACATACCAAGGCTAACTAAATTTACATCAACAGTTGGATCCAACACATATACATTTTCAACTAACTCTGCTATATCAGTATATTCTAATAATAGTTATCTTGCAGCTAATGTTGCTTTATATGAAGGCGAAATTATAACTGAATATTATGAAACAAGTAGTACCTCTAATACATTCTATATTAGTAACTATGATGTGGATACAACAAGCATATCAGTAAGCGTTAGAACATCTAATACAGATACAACCAATAGTGAATGGACAAGAGCTAATACATTATTTAATGTCGGAAGTACATCTAATGTATTCTTTGTGCAAGCAGCTGCAAATGGTAGCTACGAATTAGTATTTGGTAATGATACGTTTGGAAGAAAGCTGACAGATGGTAATATAGTAGAAGCTACTTATAGAATATCAAGTGGTGCAGAGCCAGATGGTGCAAATGTATTTACAAGTGCAGCTGCTATTTCAGGATATAGTACTGTTGCAGCAACTGTTGTTGAGAGAGCTTCTGGTGGTCAAGTGTTTCAATCTTTAGATGATATTAAGTTTGCAGCACCTCGTGCTTTAACAACACAAGAGAGAGCTGTTACATCTAATGACTACAAAACATTAGTACAAAATGAATTTGGTGATATAACAGATATGAATGTTTATGGTGGTGATGAAGCATCCCCACCTCAATTTGGTAAAGTAATATTGGTTGCTGCAAGTAATACATACAACACATTGCCAGCTTTTAGAAAACAAGAGATAATAGATTTCATTAATCCTAAGTCTCCGTTGACTATAGAACCAATTATGCAAGACCCAACATTTTTAAGAATAGAAGTTGATTGTAAAGTAACATATAATATGAATGAAACATCAAGTAATCTGAATGGTGTTAAGACGATAGTAGATTCAGCAATATCCACTTTCAACACCACAAATCTTAGTAAATTTAATAAAACTTTTAGACAAAGTAAACTAATAGAAAAAGTTAATGAAAGTGATACATCTATTCTAAGTAATAGTATTCAAACAAGAATGATCAAAGAAATAAATCCAACATTAAATCAAGGGTATACAAATACTGTTTCATTCTTTAATACTTTAAGACCGGATAATCCTGTAACAGTTGCCCAAGGTGCCTCGTTACCATATTCAGAACCAGCTATTGAGTCTGGTCTATTTACATTCAACAGCACTACAGGAGCATCTTTCAGAGATGACGGAGACGGAGCATTACAAATTGTTGTAGCTAATACATCAGCACTAACAATACTTAATGCAAATGTAGGTGATGTGGATTATGCTACTGGTAATGTTACGTTTTCTAATGTGACTGTCAATGCAATAGCTACAGGAACAACAATTAAAATATATGCTAGAGGTGACGAAGCAGATATTGTAGGTAAGTTAAACGACTTAATTGAAATAAAAACTGACGATACAACTGTAACCGTAAAAGGTATAAGAGAGTAATATAAAAATGGCTGGTTTAAATAATTTTGAAGACTTTATCTCTCCGTTAGTTGAGCAACAGTTCCCGGCTGTCTATAGAGATGATGGTCCAGTACTTGTTGCGTTTATTAAAGCGTACTATGAATACCAAGAACAAACAGATAAAGATCTCTTCACATTAAGAAAAATGATGGAACGTAATGATGTTGATCAGAGTGTTGACACCTTTTTAGAACATTTTAGAAAACAATATCTTAATGGTATACCAAAAGATACTCATAAAGGCACAGCCTTTACAATAAAACATATAATGGATGTGTACAGATCCAAAGGTACACCTAGAGCAGTTATTTGCTTTTAAAATTAGTTCACGGTGTAGATTCAACTATATATGTTCCTGGCCAGGATGTTATGGCTGCATCTGAAGCAGACTTCCATCAACCAATATATATTGAGGTTACAATACCTTATGATCAAGATGAAGCCTTTAGTAATTTTCAAGGTAAAGATATAACAGGTACCATTACAGGAGCAACAGCAACTGTTGAATCATGTTTAAAGACATCTGCATCTGGTAAGCAAACATATGTAATATTTCTAACAGATATTAAGGGTACATTTAAAAGAGGTGAACTTGTAGGGTATGATGGTGGAACATTACAACCAAAAATTACTGGATCGTTATCTGATATAAATCTTGTAGCAAAAGGTTCTGGTCTAATACTAGGTGATGATCTTGATGTAGTAAGTGCAAAGTATGGTAGTCATGGTAGAGTAAGAGTAACAGGTGTTACTGATGGAACAGGTCATGCTGAATATGAAATTAATCAAAGAGGTTTTGGATATAGTACAAACACAGCACATAGTAATGTTCTAGTATCCTCAGCTACATTAATTGTAAACAATTATATAAACAGCAATGCAACATTTAGAACAGAGTACGGTGGAAATACATTCTTCTCATTAGAAACTATTACACAGCCAGTAGAATTTTTAGATTTTACAACAGCCACTAGTACATTTGTAGAAGCATTAAATACTACTTCATATGTAATAGGTACTAATAGTAGCATCACATCTTTGAATGGTTCTAATCATTTAGCTAATGGAAAAATTGGTGTGTTCAGTAATACTGGTGCAAATGGATCGTTGACATTATTTGTTAATAGTGGTACATTTGGAAATCAAGTACAATATTTTCACCAAAGTAATACAGTAGCTTATCAATTAGGTGAAACTGTTAGTGTTAATACAACTGTTACAGGTGTACTTAATGCAGCTAATTCAACAGTACTAACAATTAATGCAGCATCAGTTGGGTTTAGTAATGTTACAACACAACGTGTAACAGGAGAAAGATCTGGTGCAGTATCTAATGGAATGAATACTGCTATAGTTCAGACTGGTGTAAAGAAATTATTCTTTGCTGCTGGTGTATCTACTAATGCTAATTCAACAGCTGTTGCAAATGGTTATAGAACAGGAACAATAATAGGTGCTAACAGTACGGGTATTGGTCTTGTTGCAAATAGTACAGATCTTTTCTTAGCTACCTCACAAAATTTTATAAAAGGATCGGACAGTAACACATACGCTAATGTTACAGCAGTGAGATTAGGTAGTGGTGGAGCATTAACTATAGGAACCCTTGGATATGAGGGGCATACGGAGACAAAAAACGTATATACTGATTACATACATAGCTCTAATAATAGTGCCAATACTTCTATGTTACATATTGTTATTAGTGGATCTAACTCGGGTGTGGGTATTGTTAATTCAGTAACTATATCAGCAGCAGGTTCTGGTTATACAAATGGTAATGTATTAGTGTTTGCTGGTGGAGGAATTACTACTGGTAAACTACCTACAACAAATGCAATAGGAACTGTTACTACAAATGGTAGTGGAGGTATAACAGCAGTTACGCTTAGTAATAATGGTGCAGGGTATTA